TCAGCCGGCGGCGACCTTCGGCGTTTCGGCCGACGCTGACGCCAGTTCGATTACCTCGGCCGTTCGCAGATGCGGCTGCACCCAACGCGCAAGGTGATCGGCTGACAGATGCGCGTAACGCTGCACCATCTCCAACGTTTCCCAGCCGCCGAGCTCCTTGAGCACCTGCAACGGCGTGCCGCGCTGCACATGCCAGCTCGCCCAGGTGTGCCGCAGATCGTGCCAGCGAAAATCGCGAATGCCCGCTCGCTTCAGTGCCTTTCGCCATGCCGCCGTATTCGGCTGTCCGATCGCTGAACCGCGGTAAACGAACACGCGTTCGATGTGCTCGGCGGCTCGCCGTTTCGACAACTGGCGACGCAGCACATCAACCGCCGTGTCCGACAGCGGCACCGTGATCGCCTTCCTTGCCTTCGCCTGGTCCGGGTGAATCCAGGCGACGCGGCGAGCGAGGTCGACCTGCGACCATTCCAGCCCCGTTACATTCGAACGGCGTAAGCCAGTCTCGAGGCTGAAGCGCGCCATGTCGGACAGATGAGCCGGCAACTCGGCGAGCAAACGCTCGGCTTGGGCCGGGGTGATCCATCGCACTCGCTTGGGTGTCGTTTTCCGCCGCTTCAACACCGGCGCCCGGTCGAGCCATTCCCATTCGACAGCAGCATGGAGAACCGCCATCAGCACTCCAATGACCCGTCGCACGGTTCCTTCGCCGATCGTCCCGCCGATCGGCTTGGGGCCGTTGCGCGTCCGGACAACGCGCGGCTCGCAACGCTTCGCGTGTGCGATCGCGTCGACTCGATCCCGGTCGATATCCGCGAGTGCGACGCCGGACAGATGCGGATCGAGCCATCGCAAATGTGTCTTCGATGTTTCCAAACTCGAAAGTCCCTCGCGATCGCCAACGTACCGTACGACGGCATCGTTCCAGAGATAGCGCGGCTTGTGACCGAGCTTTGCTTGGTTCCACAGCTCTACTTTCAACCGATCGTAGAGCTCCTGCGCGTGCGCCTTGTTGCTGGTTCCAGTGCTGCCCTGTACGACCGGACCGCCGCCCGGTGGGGTAAGGCGGTAATACCAATTTGGGCTGTTATTACGTTTGTAGAGCGACATTCTTTTACTTCCTCTTGCTGATCGCCCTGCACAACTCGCGGGCCCCATTCTCCGGCGAGGTAGCGCTGCAGGGCAACTGTCGAAAACATCCACCGCTTACCGACCTTCCGGCCAGGTAATTCGCCGGCCTTGGCTTTCAGGCGCACCGTCTCTGGATGTGCGCCGAGCATCGCCGCTGCGGCGAGCAGGTCGACCGTGCTCATTGGCGTTTCACCTGGCTTCGATGCAGGGAGGGCACACGCAGCGCAATTAGTGGACTGATGGATTGCAACGAAATCTCTCATAACTATTTGATTTGTAAGGTTTGTGTGCGCCATCAATCGCCATCATTCAGGCATGGCACCACTGAAAAACTCGTGGCCTAAAAAATAGGCAGCGTCCGTAACTGATGGCAAAACGCCTGTAACTCGTGGCAGTCCGTTCCGGCCTATGCCTTGCCCTTCCTCGCTTTCTTTCTCCTTCTTTTTCAATGAAATAGAGAGAGAAGAGAGAAGGACGGCGGCGGCCCGCGCCAAAACCGGACTGATGGCAAAAGCGGCTCGACTAGTGGCAAATGCGGGGTGACACGTGGCGGCACTCTTCTCAACAATCAAAGACTTACGAGCGGACACCCGCGAAATCCACGATTCGCATGCGCTGCCTGCCCGGCCCCTGTGGAAAAATCCGCCCGCGCGGCCCCGCTCCCTCTCGGCTCGTGCTGTTGCCCGGCCGTTTCGACTCGCTGGGGGGACGGGGGGAAGCGAACCGAACGGCGGCCGCGTGACGACGCGCGCCGACTGCTGCGCGCATCGGCGCACGCGGCGGAAACCCGATTCCAGGGCCGCTACGCGGCCGGAAAGAACGGAAGAAGGGGCACGGCCGCCCGGCGGCCGCGACGGCTGAGAAGGCGTCATGCGTGGCCCCGTTCGAGTGCATCGGTCGCCAGGTCCTCGCGTACCGACACGTGGAGGCCGAACGCGGCGAGGCGCTCGAGCGAGACGGGCGTGAGGTAGGGCACGCGGCGGGTATAAATGCGCCGCTCGACTTCCTTCTCGCCGACCACGACGCCGGCGTGTTTGAGCTGCGTCTTGAACACGCGGTCAGACTTCACGGGCAGGCCGTTCCACTTGTCGCGCAGCGCGCTCGTGTGCGCGAGGTGGTCCATCACGTGGCCTGTGCGCAGCAGCAGGCAGAATTCGCCGTCGACCGTATCGAAGGTGTACGGGTGCTTGTAGTTGCCGCCGTCGATCTCCGACAGCACGGTTTCCATGATCCAGACCCACGGCTCGCGATCGGCGCTCGTCTCGGCGACGTGGCCGTTCATTTCCGCGAGCAGGTCGTGCGGAAAACCGCCCTCGCTCGGGTCCATGCCGGCGAATTCGCACAGATAGCGCCAGGCGAGGGCGACGGCGGCGTAGTTGGCGGCCATACGGTTCGCGCCATCATCAGCGCCGCTCGCAATGCATTTCGCAAGTGCCTTGTCGCGCAGTGTCGCGTAATGCTCGAGCACGGCGCGCTTATCGAGGCCCGCCAGATACTCGAGCCACTGCCGAACCGGGAAGCGCGGCAGATCGTCGGGCAGCAGCGGGCCGCGCTTGCCGGTCAGCGTCGTGCGCACGAGCTTGCCGAGCAGGCTGCGTACGGGCACATCCTCGCCGGCCAGCATCACGGGCGCGCACAACAGGTATTCCGTCATGTCGGTGCCGCGGCGCGTCACGGTGTACTGGTAGTTCTCCTGCAACAGCCCGACCGCCTTGTCGATCACGTCCTGTCGACGCGCGGACAGTTCTTCCCATCCGACCGGGTGGCTCGTATGGCTGATACTCGTGAGCAGCCGGAATTCGGTTTGCAGCGATTGCCCGGAGAACATCGTGAACGCGAGCGAGCGCTCGAGGCGCTTGATGAGCGTCGACTTGCCGGCGCCCTTGTTTGCCTGGATCGTGATGTGCGGCCAGAAGCCGAGCAGCGCCTTCAGGTGCCCGCCGAGCGCCCACACGAGCGGGATGGTCGCTGCGTTCTGCTTGAATGTCGTCTGGTAGGCCGTGATGACGCGGCGTGCGTCGCTGGTCGAGCCGCTCGGGAACGTCAGGTTGTGATACGGGCACTGCTTGTCGGCTTCGGTGAAGTAGCAGTCCGGCCCCTCGTTGACGAGCAGGCGGCCGTCGCGCCATGCAAGCCCGACGAAGTTCGCGGCCTGGCGCGCGCCGAGGTCGGCGCCGCGCTCAAGGATGTTGACCATGCGCTTGAACGGCGCCGGTGCCCAGATCGGGCCGAACTTGCCCCACTGGTCGACGTTGTGGAGCTGGTCGTCGAGCATCACGCGGCGGACGAGCTGCGCGCCATGCCGCGGCGTCTGCACCGACACGGCGAAGTAGACGGTCGGCGCCTGGTCGGCGTCGCCCGTCATCGTCGACGTCGCGCTCGCGACCGATACGCGGCTGATGCCGGCGATGCGAAAGCCGCACAGGTCCGTCATGACGGGCGTCTCGACGCCGGATTCCTCGTTGCGGTCCATCTTCGTGATGTAGCTCGTGAAGTCGGGGCGCGTGCGGAAGCGCCAGTATTGCGCGAAGTCGTGCGACGGCAGAAAGATGCGGGGTCGGCCGCGGCGCGACGCGTCGCCAGCCAGGCCGGCAATGAGCCACGGCTCGAGCTGCTCGAGCGCGCGCGCCAGCTCAGCCGGGCCGCGCAGTTGCAGGTAGTCGTTCACGTCGTTGATCGGCTGCTGCTTCGTTTCGCCGTCCGCCAGATCGGCAAGCCAGCCGGCTTGGTCGACGAGTACGGCGCTGATGTTGAGGCTCGCGAGACGCTCGTAGAGCGCCCACGCGGCTTCCGGGCCGGGACGGTGGCCGGCGCGCGGATGGCCGTCCGCGAACGGCTCGTCGTTGTCGAGGCAGATCACGACCTGCTTACCGCGCAGCGACGAGAAGTCGATCGCGTCAACGTTGGCGAGGCCGCGCAGCGCGAGCGCCGCTGCGCCGGGCATCGCGCAGGTGTCGATCGACAGCGCATTGATTGCGCTTTCGACGATGAATACGCGCTTCGCCTTGTCGAGACGCCGGGCATCGGCGGTCCAGCCGTAGCCGGCCTTGTCGCCCTGTGTCTGCGTCTTGACGCCGCCATTGAGCGCCGGGTCGACATAGCGCATGTCGACGGCGACGACACGGCCGTCCGCCGGCTCGCGCACGATGAATGCGGCGGCCGGGCCGGCGTGCCCGGCTTCGCCGGCGGCGACTTTCGAGCTCGTCCACGTGTTGAAGCCGAGCGAGCGCGCGGCGAACGCGGCGTCGATTGCCGCGGCCGAAATGCCGCGGCCGCCGAGGTATTCGCGCACGCGGTCGCGCTCGGCGAGGCAGCGGTCGGCGATGTATTCGACGGTCGACTTCTCGCGGCGCTCCGCCGGCGCCGGTCGATCGAGCGGGATGCCGTAGGCGTCGTGCAGGTAGCGCACCGCGTCGGCGACCGTGCCGCCGCGCGCGTGGATCACCAGGTCGATGCACGAGCCGCCGGCATCGGCGCTGTGATCGCGCCAGCCGGTGCCGTGCTTCGGGTGGTTCACGTAGATCGACAGGGACGGGCTCTTGTCCTCGTGCTGCGGCGAGTGATAGAGCGCCTTGTCGCCGCCGCGGCCGCGCTTGAGGCCGAGGCGGTCGGCGAGGTCGTGCAGGTCGATTCGTTGTTTCAGTTCGTCGATCGTGGCCATTTCTGTGTCTGCTACTTGGGTTGCTGCGGTGTGCGGTCGGTGGGGTTGCCGGTCGTGGCCGGGCTGAACACGACGGCGTGCAACGCCGCGGCGGATTCGGGGAAGGCGAGGGCGAGGCGGCCGCTGAGCGCGGCGACGAACAGGCCGAGCATGCATTGCCGTTGAAGGCTGCCCGGCTTGTTGTCGAAGCGCAGCGTGCCGGCGGCCGCGGCGATTGCGGAGGCGAGCGCGATGTCGTGCGGCGCGCGGTTCGGATCGTGGTTCATGCGGGAATCCTCCCGAGGATGGCGTGTTCGTTCTGTTGGATTCGATGCACGGCGATTTGCAGATTGGCGCGCGCCGTCATCGCCTCGTCGAGCATGTCGCGCAGCCGGCGCTTATTTCGCTCGAGGTTCGCGGCCGCGTGCGCGATCGCGGCGTCGCGCGTGGGGCCGACGCCGGCCGCCATGCCGGACGCAAGATGCGTGACGGTCCACTTTTCGGGGTGGCCGTGCGGCGCGTGACGCTCCATGTGAATGCCGAAGGTTGCGCCGGCGTCGTTCGGAATCACGACGTGATCGCCGCTCACGGTGCGAAGGCCGGCGGTCGTCATGAGCTCGTAGCGGATCGATGCGGCCGTCATGCTCACCACTCCCCGGCGAGGCCGCCAAGCGCATTCAGGCGCGAGCAGACATCGATACACAAAGCAGCGTGCGACCACGGGAAGTACCCGTGACGTTTCAGCGCTCGTAGTTCTGCGATTTGATCGAACATCACGTAGCGGCAGGCGCGCCGATAGCGGATGTCAGCATCCATGTCGTCCGACGGTAGGGGTTCAGCAAACAGGTTCATGTCACCCTCGAAAAAGCCGGGGCGTCGTGCGGACCGCCCCGGAAAAGCGCCGCGCCCCGAGGCATCGGGGAGTGCGCGCGGCGTGAAAGTGGATGCGCTATCGGGCGATGCAGCGCGACAGCGCGTGATCGGATCGCCTCGAGCTCGTCGACGGCGGCCGGCGCGGCGCTATGTGGGCTTGGCTTGATTGGCTTTGGTCGCCGCGCGTTCGTATGCGGCGCGATCAGCCCATACGATCAAGCCCACACGGCCCGCGCCGAGCGCTGCTTCGGCCGTCGTGATCGCGTCGGTTGCGAACGAGACGAGCGTTCCCCGCCGCATGGCGCGGATGTCCGTCATGGACTGTTCGAGGAGCTGGAAGCGCAGGTGGTCGTTGCCGATCTCGGCGAAGAATTCCGTGAGCGTCATGGCTTACCTCCGCGGCGGAACGGACCAGGCCAACGCCGCGACCAGGGCGACCAATGCGGCGACGCCGACCGCGAACGCGATGGTGCGTGCGTGGCGTACATCGAACAGGCGCAGCACGTCGGCGGTCAGGCAGTGAATGCCCGTGAGTGAAAAAGAGAGCATCAGCAGTACGCCGACGCCGAAAACGTAGGGCTTCATCGTGTGGTTCCTCATGTATGCGCCGGCGGCCGGCGCAGATGGGTCAGTCGTTGGTGTCATTTGCCGCGCAGCGTTTCGCGTCGAAGCTGCACCGCAAGCGGACGTATTCGCGGCTCTGCATCGCTCGCGCCGCGGATTCGACGACAAGGCGAACCGCGGGCGGAGCCATGTCGAAGTCGCCGACCATGCGCAGGCGCGACCAGGCCGCGCGCAGCTCGAGCTCGGAGAGAGGCGCGCGCATCGTGATCAGTGCAGAAGCCGGATGGTCGGAACGAGCGCCGGCATGTCGGTCGCGGCATCCCAGCGGCCGCCGAGCGCGTAGCCGAGCTTGCGGGCGGCGCCGAGAAACACGATGGCGTCGACGTCGGCGTTCCAGAGCTTCCGTAGGTATTCGCGGCGTTTCTCGAGTGGAAGGTCAGAGACGATGAATGGAAAAATGAGCGGGGCGGCAGCGGAGGTCGCCATATTCGTCTCCTTCTTTCAGTTGGCGAGGGACTGTTGCTTGAGGCCGGGCGCGAGCGTGTCGAGGTCCGTAGTCGACATGCCGAGGAGCCGGGAGACGTGGCGAAGGTTGGCGTACAGTTCGAGTGCGACGCCGCGCTCGGTGGTACGAGACAGGTCCTTTGCGAGCATGCCGCGGTAGCGCAAAGCTGACAGGCGCTGCGAGACGGTGAGGCGTCCCGTCTGTTGCGGCACCAGGCGACCCTCGAGTACGTCGAGCACCCATGCGCGGAACGACTTCGCACGATCGGTGCGAGCAAGCATGCCGAGCAGGTAGCAGCCACGCGGGCTGAAGATGCGGACCTGCTGGCGGCCGCCGGCGGTGTCGAGCTCGAGGAGCTGCGTCATCTCGTCGGTGAATTCGTCGGCGTTTCGCGAGTAGAGGTCGTCAATTGCCTGACGCGGGTTTTGGTAGGCCAAGGCGTCAGCAACTTGCTTACCCCTTAGCCACGGCACGTTGTGAATATCGACCACGTCGAACTCGACGGTTTCGAACACGAGAACGGCGGATGAGGCGTTGTGCTGCATGGATTTCTCCTTTCTTCGGGCAAAAAAATCCCCTCGCGCCGGTTAGGCACGATGCGAGGGGAAACAGCGGAAGCGGGTTAGGGTGCTAGACGGGCAGCTCGAGCTGCTGCGCGAGGCGTTCGCGCACGTGCGGCGAAAGCGGCAGGTTCAGCGACAGATTCGGCGTCCCGGACGGCGACAGCGTGCGTGCGAACTCCATGTTCACGACGTACGTGTGGCCGCATTCGGGGTTGTTGCACTGATACGTGACTTCGCGGAAGGTCAGCGACATTTCGCGGCTGCTGCGTGCGGTGGCTCGCGTGCGGCAGTGAGGGCAGCGATTCAGGATTCGCATGACGAACTCCCTGGGCGGCATTCGCCGTAGCCGCGGCGGGCGCATTCGCAATGCACACCCACTTCGCCAAGTGTGGCAACGGCGTCAAGGTATTTGCGGGTGACGAGCACGAAGCCGACTGCTGCGACGAGCGTGTCGATTTTGTCGATCACGACTCCCTGCCCGCCGCTGAGGAAACGGCTGACCTGAGAGTCATCCCATCCAAGAGCTTGTTGCACGTCCTGACGCTTGGGGCCGTGCAGAGCATGGCGAAGCGCTGGCTCGATTAGGGCAGGGTTTCGCATGATTCAATGCCCCACAACGGGATTTGCGTGCGCTTGCGCGCTCGCGTCGGTAACTTTGGCCTGATACCGCTCAACCCCTTCGAGGTAGATTAGTCGCGCGACGCTGGACGTCGAGCGATTTTGGGACGCGGACAGCTCTTCGAGCGTGCGGCGTTCGTCCGGCATGAGCCGCATGTACACGGGCTTGTTGGACAACACGCCGCGCGGCGAGCGCGTAACGGGAGCTTTCTTGCGAAGCATGGCGGTATACTTCCCTTCGTTAACCTTGCACAAACACATGATATGCGGTCGTTTTGCCTCATGTCAACGAATTTTAAATTCAAATGAATTCATTTGCGGAGCGCCTACGAGAAGAACGTCTGCGCCTTGGATTGAATCAGACGGACTTCGCCGCGTCTGGAGGGGTTAAGCGAGATGCGCAGCAAAACTATGAAAGCGGTTTGCGGCGCCCCGACTCCTCATATCTGGAAGCGATTGCCGCGCTGGGCGTGGATGTGGCGTATTTGCTGACAGGGCAGCGCAATGCATCGGAGCTGTCGGCAGACGAGGAAGTCTTGCTTGCGGGATATCGCTCGCTTGACGCGAAGGGGCGTGCCGGTGTGCTCGGCATGATCGGGGGGATGACGCAGCAGGTTCCTGTCGCGCCGAAGGCTGCGAAAACCAAGGCGGTTCATCAGAATTTCGAAGGGGCGAAGATCGGGAATCACGTGGTTGGCGATGTGACGGCGCCCTTCACAATCAACATGGGGGGACCAGGACGAAAAAAGAAGCGGGAAAGCTAACGCACCTGGGAGAAACAAACGGCGAGGCCAGCCGTAGGAGAAAAAGAAGGTAATGAATCAGAAATTCAGCGGAGAGGTCGGGCAGGTTGCTGGCGGAGATGTAAAGGCCAGTAATGCGCAAGCCAACGTCAATATCCACCTGCATAGCGGGGCAGAATCGAAGCAGTACATCAGCGAACGCCAACGGCGCGCAATCGGAGCAAAAGTCTTTGAGCTTGAGGCAAAGACCGGTGTCGAGAAACTCATGGTGTACCGCCGCTTGAGGACGGTGTTCAAATTCTCGAGCATGGACGAGATGCCGCGTGATCTGTTTGAACGCGTGATGCGGTATCTCGACGGGTGGATACGCAACGGGTCAGCGGATCAGTCCCCGCGTGCCTCTGTTCAATCGGAGCTCAACGAACGTAAACACGCCGCACCGCAATCACTCGCGCCCGCTGAGTCACAGGCCGACCACGCGGTTCGACAAGCCGACGCCACGGCGCCAATTGAACCGGAATTCACGCTGGCACAGCAACAGAAAAAGCAATCGCCTTGGCTTGCTGTATCGATCGCCGTAACGGTGACGATAGCCGTTGTTGCGACGATGTACGTTGTGATGCAGCGACCAGACAAGTCCGCGCAGAATCAAGTGGCTGCCATATCACCACATTGCGAATATGGCGGCAATCGCTATTCGCCCGGTAGCGTGGTCATGCAAGCAGGTGTGCGCCGACAGTGTGCGACTACGGGTGATGGTGCCGCATGGCAGAAAGCGGACACAGCCCGGCGCTAATTCGTCGCGCTTTCGCAAAATAATTTCTAACAGGCGCACACGATTGCGCTATTCATTCCGGGGAACTCATGAAAGTATTACTTCTGTTTGTTGCGACGATCCTAATTTGGGGCATCGTTTGGAGAGCTCTTGCGAAATTCTGGAGGGGCAAGGGGCACCGTGGGTTCGCATCTCATTTGGGTGCCGGCATTGTTGGTTTTGCCGTGTCGATGATCTTCTTTGGGACGCTTGCTCCAGAGGAGGAGCAAGCGAGCGTTGCATCAGCGTCCAGTTCCTCAGCGGTTGCTTCTTTGGCGGCTCCTGATGTTTCCGCAAGCAGCTCATCCGCAGAACAACGAGTGTCGCGGCCGGCCGTAGCCACCTCAGTCGAGGCAGCATCGTCCAGTTCAGAAAGTAAAGGCGAAAAAGAAGGCAATGCGAATGAGGATCGGGACTTGGGCATGACCCCCAAGCAATATGCGGCTCGTTTCGATGAGATCGTGAAAACGATGGATTTGCCGTTCCGGGCTCGTTTCTCCAACAAACACCATGGAAGCGTTGTAGATACGGTTCGCGCAGACTTTGACGAGCACATGGGTTTGATTGCTCGTGTGAGCAAAGAATCCGGGAAACTTCTCGAAGTCATGTTCATCGGCGGTAGTGACGGAACCCCTGATACCGCCGCCAACATCGTGCTGGTGGCCGCTGCTGCCCTAACTGCTGCTATTCCAGACATATCCGTCAAATCCGTGACACCCAAAATCATGGATATGGTGACGAAGTATAAGGAGGGTGGAGACAATCAGGAACGCGTTCTTAACGGCGTAAAGCTCTACTACCTGAGAGGCGAAGGGATCGGACATTGGTTCGGGGCAACACCGGCCTGATCCGAAAGGAATTTCATTTTCCTGCTTTCCTGAAATGCGACCGGTGCCGCTCCGTCGTCGGATCGTCCCGCATTTCGAGCTCGAGCGCGGTCGTGAATCCAACGTCGCCGATCGTGTGCGTTGTCTTCTTCACAAGCCACGGCGTCTCGTCGATTTCCGGTTTGAAGCCTGACACGGTCACGGGCATCTCCGGGAACAGTTCGGCGCGGCCGCGCGCGAGCGTGTAGCTCATCGTCGCCTGGCTGCGCTGCATCCGCTTGAACTCCGCTTGCGCGGCCGCGCGCGCTTCCGCCTCCGTTGCGTAATCTTCCGGCAGCACCTTCACGTTCTTGTTGTTCTCGCCGCCGACGATGACCGACTTCCGCTTCGCGCGGCCGGTCGAATGGTAGTGCGCGCGCACGGCCGCGTAGTTCTCGCGTTCGGACACGTGGTAACGATGACTGTCGCCGCTCGCGCGCGTCAGTTCGAGCACGTCGAGCTGCTTTCCGCTCGCCGTCTGGCCGGTGCCGATCGGCATGAACAGCAAGCGTAGATCCTTCACGTTCATGACGGCGTCGTAGCGCTTCGCCAGGCGCGTCAGAAACGACATGTCCGATTCGTGCGTCTGGTCGATGTGCGCGATCAGGACCTTCGCGAGTGCGTCGCCGACGATCGGCGCCAGCGAGTAGCGCCCGGCGATCGCGTGGACGATCGAGCCGATCGTCTGTCGATGCCAGCTCTTCTCGCGGCGCTCCTGCATGCCGCTCGTCATCGCGGCCGAGCGTGCGCGGATGGTGATGATGTCCGGCGCGCCGCTGTGCTCGACTTCGTTCACAACGAAGCTGCCCTTGTCGACGAGCGGCTCGCCGGCCCATCCGATCGACGCCTTGATCGTCGCGCCGCGCTTCGGGATGTCCAGATCGTTTTTCGAGTCGTCGAGCACGATATCGATGGTGTCCGCCTCGTCGGAGCGCGACTCCGAAATCGACAGCGACACGAGCCGCGGCGCGAACAGGCGCGACAGATCGCGGCCGCCGACTGAAATGCGGTAGTCCGGCTGCGGATGCAGGCGCGCGACGCGCGGCGCGTCCTGCAATTCCGCCCTCGTGGTGCGTTCGTTCGTCGACGTGGTCATCAGCGCTTGTCCTTGCGCGTGTTCTTCTCGCGCGGCGTGCGCAGCACGTCGTCGTCGACGCGCTCGATCGTGAGCTGGAACTCGATGCGCCGCGGCGTGCCGTCCGCCGTGTGGTAGCTCTGCGTCTCGTTCAGCTCGGCGATTACGTACGCGCCGTAGACGTTGCCGGCGCCGTCGACGAGCACGTACGCTTCGCCGGTGTCCGCCATCGCGGCGAGCTCGCGAATCGACGCGATCGAGCCGAACGTCTCGGGCGCGACGAGGCCATTCAGCGTGATCGTGTCATCGCCGACGCCGGCGAACTGGCGACCGTCGCGCGCGCCGACGCGCGAGCTCGTCGGATGCTTCCATGTGCGCCGCCGCTGCAATTCGCGGAACGGCGCGCTAGTCAGGCTGAAAACGAATTGGTCGAGGGACATGAGCATGCGTGACTCCGGTTGCGTCAGTCCGACAGGCGCGAGCCGATGCGCGACTGCTTCGCGCGCTCGCGGCGATCGAGCGCGGCTTCGACGGCGCGCGCGATCGCGTGCGGGTCCTGCCCGGCCTGCGGGTAGATGTTGATGACGATCGGCGACGCCGGCGCGGCCGGCGATGAAGCCGCGGATGGCGCGGCGAGCGGCGCGCGGCGATCGATCGGCACGGTCGCCTGCACGAGCGGCGGCATCGGCTTCGCGAGCGCCGGCGTGCCGAATGACGCGACGGCTACGGTTGCAAGGCCGAGCGCCGCTTTCGCGATGCGCTGCTGCTCACCCTGCATGCCGAGCGCGGCGCCTTCACCGACGAAGCCGCCGAGCTGCGCGAATACGCGGCTCGGGCTATGGATGCCGAGCTTCTCTTTGAACCAGCCCACCGTGCTGTTCGCCATATTCGAAATCGCGTCTTTCACCTTGCCCAGTCCGCTGCTGATGCCGCCGACGAGCCCGTCGATAAGGTGTCCGCCGAACTCGGAGAACTTCGCGGGCAGCTCGACGCCGAACAGCGACAGCACGCCCGCGAGCGCCCGGTAGAACATGCCGAGCGGCGACCAGTTCAGAATCAGCGTGCCGAGCGCGGCGAGCCCGCCGTTCAATGCCGCGCGCGCGTCGCCCATCGCTTCGACGAACAGGCCGGCGAGCCCGCCGAGCGCGCGGCCGAGCCACGTGAGCGGCACGAGCGCGACGCGCAACACCGTGCCGAGCACCGCACCGAATCCGCGGCCGGCCGCCGCCGCTGCGGATAGGCCATCGGCGCTCGCGCGCGCCGGCGCGAACAGCTTGCCGAGCCAGCCGGCCACCGTCGAGAGCGCACCGCCCAGCCCGTTCCACAGCGGTTTTGCCGCCGCTAGCGCGCGACCGACCGGCTGCAATGCGCCCCGAAGCGCGACGCCGATCGGCGCCAGTGCATCGCCAATCGCCGTGAGCGCGCCCCCGACGAACGCCTTGATCGGCCCCCAATAGCGGTAGATCAGCAGCGCGGCGGCGGCGAACGCCGCGGCGTATAGGCCAATCGGCGTCGTGAGCAACAGGCGGCCGGCACCCATCGCGGCCGTGCCGAACATCCGCCATGCGGCCGCGCCGATGCCGAGCGCGCGCGACAGGATGCCGCCCTGGATGCCTAGCGTCGCCATGCTGAAACGCACGACTGCGAGCGGGCCGAGCACGCCGGCGAGGACGATCGTGAAGGTTCCCATTACGGCGAGTAGCCCGCCGAGCGCGGCGGCGACAACAACAATCGCCTTGGTCGCTTCGGGATGCGCCTTAATCGCCTTCAACAGTCTGTCGGCCAGTTCGCGGGTTTTGTCGAGCGCGGCGTTGTAGATCGGCGTGACGCGCTCGCCGATCTCTTCTTTCAGGTCTTTTACCTTCGCGAGCGCGGCGATTTCCTTTCCGGAGGTTTGCTGTTTCGCAATGGCGTCCAGTTCGGTAATACCCGCGGCACCCTTGTTCAGACGCTCGTTCTTCGCGATCTGGCCGCGCTGCAAGTACATCGTCGCGAACAGGTTCGATGCGGACCGGTTTGTGAAGATCGAGCCGATTGCGCTGAGAATTGCCTTGTCTCCCTTGATGCCCTTCTTTTCCAGCGCCGGCAGCAGCGTCTTCTGCAACCATTCGTAAGGAGACGATTTGTACTGCTCTGCATTGAGCAGCGCGCCATCCGCGAACGCCTTCACGTGGCCGTTCTTGTCGTATTCGACTTTCTTCGCATCCAGCAGGCCGAGCTTCATCAACTTGCGCGTGGCGCGTACCGTCGTTCGCCCTTCGATCAAATTCTGATAGCCCGACATCAGCGCGTTACCTGCTGTGCCGCCCTGCATCTCCTGAACGATCGGCTCCATCTGATAGAAGAATGCGTCCTTCGACAGCGACTTGGCGGCAACGCCGCCGCGTTGGATGAACTCCATCCACTGGTCGCCCCCGACGCGGCCGCCGGTCGCCGAAATCACTTTCTGCACCCGGTTCGCCTCGTCACGAAACGTCGCCTCGTCTTTCGTGCCGTTGCGCAGCTCGATCACCTTGAGCATGTTCATGAACTTGCGTTCGTTTTCCTCCCCATGCCCGGCGCCGTACATGGCCTCGTTCGCGAATTTCATCTGCGACAGGATCGGCGCGGCCATCTGCGCGTGATGCTCGTCGGCGAAGATCGTCATCGAGTCGCGCATCATGGTCAGATTGTCGGTGTAGCTCGAACCGTACACCTTCATGCTACGGGCGAACTTCTCCGCGTCCCGCGTCGACTGCTCGCCCAGGCCGAGAGCCTGAATGCGCGCGATTTCGTTCTGCGCCTTCTTAGCTTCGTCCAACGTGCCGCCCAAACCGCCGAGAACGCCTGTGCCGGCGGACTTCGCCGCGTAACCGCCAATCGCCATGCCGCCGGCGACGCCCTGTAGCGCCTGCATCTTGCCGCGCGCCGCGCCGAGCTTCTTCTCGCGCTCGGCCATGGCTTCGAGCTGGCGCGTCTGTGTCTGCATTGCCGCCGTGGTCTGCGCGATGTTCGAGCGCAGCGTGCGTTCGTGCTCGGCGAGCTGGCGCGTGTCGATGCCCGTGCTCGCGAGTTGCGCGCGTAGCTCACGTACGCGGGCGGACTGCTTCTCGTGCTCGATCGACAGGCGCGCCGCGGACTGCTTCGCCTTCTCAAAATCGGCAATCATCTGGCGCGAGGGTTGGTCGGCCGCACGCAACGCAGTGGCGAGGCCATTCACGCGCGTTCGCGCTTCGCCGAGCTTCTCCGCTGTGCCCGCGAGCCCGGTTCGCATCTCGCGGAACGAGGCGACGGCCTTCTGCTGCTTGCCGAGCTCGGCGAGTTCGCCGCGCGTCTGCTTGAGCGCCTGCGCGAGCCCCTTGTTGCTGTTCAGCACGTTTTTCAGGGGCTTCGTGAAGTTGTCGATCATGTCGAACATCACGCGCAGTTTCAGGGCGTTGTCCATCGTCACTCGTTTCCGCTACGTATCCGGGCGCGCTCGCGCCAGTCCATCAATTCGGCCAGGGAGAAGGCGGCCATATCGTGCGGCGTCCAGCCAAACACCGTCGCGATATCGGCCATCGCGTCTTCTACGCGGGCCGGGACTCCATGCTCGCTTTCAGCGCCTTCGGCATCAAAAAACCGGCGAAGATACCCCCCAACGCCACGAGGTCGGCCGGGTCCATGCCGGCCACGTCGAACTCGGTCAGCGTCGGCGTGCTGATGCGCGGCAACACCTTGCGCAGCGCGTCGACATCGAGATTCACGAGTGCGGCGAGCGACGTGCCGCGCAGCGCGCCCGCGGCCGGCTTGCGCAACGTCACCTGCGTGATGGTCTGCCCTTCGCGCTCGATCGGTGTGTCGAGCGTGTGCGTGTTCTCGTCGGGCGCGGCGTGGCCCGTCGTTTCGATGTGAGCGGTATCGATGGTCGTCATGGTGTTTCCTGGGTTGGATGTGAAATTGGACTGGCCCGCGCTCGACGCGGGCGTCGATTACAGGCCCATCGCGCGGCGAAGGTCCGACGCGAGGTCCATGCCGTTGATCTTCTCGACCGCGTTCACGAAGTCGAGCTCGATGAGGTCGCGCCCGTTCACGGTCAGCTTGTAGTAGCTGGCGTTGGTCGTGATCTTGAATTTAGTGTCTTCCTTCGCCTTCGCGGTGCCCATGTCGATCTCTTCGTGGCGGCCCTTCACTACCACTTCGATCTGGTCGTGCTTCTTGCTGTCCTCGCGACGATAGCCGCCGGCGAAGCGCAGCAGCACGCCGTCGTGCTGTACGGCGCCGTACTGTTCGAGCACTTCGACCATGAAGCCGCCGCACGTCCACTCGAGCTGGAGCTCTTCGCTGCCGTAGTCGATTTTCACGGGGCCGGTCATGCCGCTGCCCTGCCACGCTTCCATCTTGCGCTTGAGCTTCGGAAGATTGAGCTCTTCGACTTCGCCCACGAAGTTCGCGCCGTTGTGAAAGACGTTGAAGCCCTTCAGTTTTCGAGGCATACCCATTGCGTTTGACTCCTGTTAGGCCGCGACACGCGCCGGGAAATCGGCGAGGTAGCGGTCGGTGATGCGCTGGCGCAGCACCAGATTTTCGAGAGGCGGAACCGGCGTGTAGTCGTAATCGATGTACGCCTTGCCGGACGCGAGAATGTCGGCCGTGTTCGGCTCCGGATCGATCCACGCGCTACCGCCGATCAGGTAGCCGTTCGCGACCTGCTGCCGAAACCAGCCGTTGATGCTTTCCACGATGTCGCGCGCGAGCGACGGATTCAGCGGGCCGTCGACGACGGGCATCTGCGCTTCGGCGATCGAATCGCCGGCCACCTGAGCGGTGCGCGTGTAGTTCTCGAACGCGAACTTCGGATCGTCCGAGCACGTGCGCTCGCCCCAGAACCGGAAGCCGTTGCGGTTCACGAGTGTCGTCACTTCGTGCTCGTTCAGGTAGCCCGCATCGGTCGCCGGGTCCTGCAAATCCCACGACACGTCGGCGCTGATGCCGGACACGCCGTTCACGACGACATTCGAAATCGTCTTGTGCCAGCCGATGTCGTTGTCGATCTTCGCGCGCAAGCCGGCGGCGATCGCCGGCGCCGGGATGACGGCCGTCGAGTTCGTCGCGTCGTCCCAGCCGAGCCAGTCTGGCCAGATCACCATGATTTCGCGTTGGCCGAACTGCTTGCGGTACGCGGCGGCTTCTTCCTTCGTCTTGCAGCCGGACGCCGACACGTAGGCCATCGCGCGCAGCGACTGCGCGGTCGCCGCGAGCGCGGCCGCGACCGGCTGCGTATCGAGGCCGGGCGCCGCGAGAATGCGCGGCTTCACGCCGAGCGCACCCTGCGCGGCGAGCAGCGCCTTGATGCCCGTGTACTTGCCGTCCGGCGTCACGGTGCCGATGACGTTCGAGGTCGTCTCGTCGGCGTCCTTGCCTTCGGCGACGCGCACGACGACGGTCAGCGGCTTCGTCTGCTTGCCGATCGCGTCGAGCGTGCGGCGCAGCGTGCCTTTCTTGCCGGCCTTGCCGAGCGCGGCGACGACGTTCGTCAGCAGCACGGGCGTATTGAGCGGAAACGTGCTCGCGTCAGCGTCGGCCGCCGTGCAGACGACGCCGAGCACGGCCGTCGACACTGAGCGAATCGGGCGGCCGCCTTCGTTGATTTCGATGACGCGTACGCCGTGGTGGTAATCCTGCGGCATGGTGTGCAGCTCCTGTTACGTAAAAATCGGGAGGATTCCCTATGATCGGCCGGCGTCAGGCCGGGGCGTGTTCGGGTTCCGGCCGCGCGGCGTCGCCGGCAACGGCCGGCGCGGCGGGCGGCACGCCTTCCGGCGCGACGGGCTCGGGCGGCGGCGGAACGTACGGCGCGGGCGTGTCGGGCCACGCGATCACGTCCGGGAACGTGTCTTTCTGGATCGCGGCAACGAGCGCCATCTGGTAGGCCGACCAGGCTTTGAAGTAGTACGTCTGCTCGTCGTCGAGCTGGCCGGCCGCGTACGCGTCGGCTTTGCCGAGGTTCTCCCGGCGCGCGATCGCCAACCGTCGCTCGAACTCGGCCATCGCCGCGTCGCGCTTCTCGCGCGCGAGCAGCTCGGCCGGCACGGTCCACGCGCCGTCGAGCCACGCGTGCCGCTCGGACGGGCGCGGCTCGGTCGTCAGGCCGAGGTCGGCCGGCGTCTTGCCCGCGATCGCGATCTCGACCGGCTCGCCCGTGTCCGTCCGATAGCAGAGGCGGCCGCGGTAGTCGGGCAGCAGAAACCACGCGCCGTCGCGGTAAAACGGCCACGTGGTCGGCGTGCGCGCCGGCGGGGCGTCGAGCGTCGCGGACGCCGGAATCAGCCAGCGGCCGTCGTTGCGCGGGTCGGCGTCCGGCTGGCCGCTGCTCAGGTATTCGCCCGTTGCCGGGTCGTAGTGGTGAATCAGCATGTCGTGTCTCTCGTGGTTAGTAGGCGCGAATCAGCGCGAGCAGCGCGACGTTGCGCGGGCGCGCTTCGTCGCCGCCGTCGGGTTGAACGGCGATCGTGTGCGCGTGCCGGCCACCGCCGCCGATACCGACGGCGTGCCCGTGATTGCCGTTGCCTTCGGTGTTGAATTCGTGGTTGTGGTTGCCGGCCGGGCTCGTCATCCCGTACACGTTGTCGTTGTCGCTGCCCTCCGCGCCGCGGTTGTTGGCTGCGCCCCACGTGCCCCACGGCGGGTTGTACATCTGCGGGTGCTCGCCCCACGGCGAGACGTGCTGGTGGTCGCCCACAGCGTTCGTCCAACCGTGGTGGCCGTGCCAGCCCTGCACGTCGGTCCACGCGGTGTGGACGTGGTCCGGCGCTTCGCTTGCCGCGGCGCCGTGTGCGTGCGTGTGGTTCTGGTCGCCCTGGAAGGCGCCGATTTGGCGCGTCGCGTCGACGCCGCCGCGCGCATCGGACCAGCAACGAATGAATTCGCCGCGCAGCTCGGGCAGGCGAAACGTCGTCGCGCCGTCGCCGGTCGAGAAGCAGCCCCACCGATCCTTCATCCAGTCCGCATCGGAGACGAGCGCGCCGCTCGCCTGCGCATACGCCCACAGCTCGGGATAGTCGGCACGGTTCACGAGCACGCCGTTCGCCTTGAGGAAGCCCGGCCGCACGGTCGTGCGCGGCTCGAAGACAATCTGGCCGATCGTCGTCGCCGACAGGACCGTGCGCACCCATTCCGTCGTCGCGGCGCGCGTCGATCGATCTGCCGCCGGCGGCGTCGGCACGGTCACGGGTTGCTCGAAGGCCACGAGCGACGACGAGAACCGCACGACGGCGCGCGCGTTGCAGGCCACGCCGAACTCGCCGTCGGCTGCGTGATAGAGGCCGGTATCCGGCGCGCCGTCGTTGGCGAACGTGAGCGACGGCGCGGCCGGGCTGCCTTCGGCGAGCACGAGCCGCTTTCCCGGCGCGAACGACACATCGCCGGCCAGCGTGCCGCCCTTGCTCTTGTCGAGCGGGTCGAGGTTGCCTTCGTGCCACGCCATCCGCCCGTCAATGCGAAACGTGTGATCGGCGAAGATGTACTGATAGGACGATCCCGCCGGCGACCACCAACCGGTGCTGACCGGGTTCGCGTAGAGGTAGCCGTCGACCGGCCCGAGCTTGATATGCCCTTCGCTTGCCTGCCGACCGACTTCGAGGTCGCGTGCGACGTCCACGGCGCCGCCGAAGACCGTGCCCGCTCCGCTGCCGTCGACGATCACCTGCCCTGTCGACAGCGACCACGAGAACGGCCGATAGTCATTGAAGCCGCCGTCCGGGGCCCCCTTCGGTGTCGACAGGAAATAGACGCTCCGGCCGTCGTTGCGGATGAACGCGCCGTAGCCGTCGTACACGGCGCGGAACTGCCCGCCGGCGCCGCCGGCGTCGATCGCGCGCGCGGCGACGCCTTCCGATGCGTCGACGCCGCCGCGCACCTGCAGCGCGGTCTTGCCGTCGTCCGCGCGCTCGCCGATCAGCACGCGGCCGCCCGACGCGAAGCGTGCGACGCGCTTCTGCTTCGCGTCGCTCGCCGCATCGTTGTTCGTGCCGTCGTTCAGGCAAACGTCGACGTACTCGCGCCCCCACGCGCCGGCGTCGAATCCCGCGCGCAGCGTCGCGACCAGGCGCGGGCTCAGATCGGGCAGCGTCGCGTCGCCGAACGTGCCGAACAGGCGCGCCTTGCCGGCCTTGCCGACGCCGGCCGTCTTCGGCGACACGTCGAGCTGCGCGGCGCGATCGTCGACATCGGCGACGACGCGCACGCGCCCGTCGAACGTCGCGCCCGAGAGCGCCGCGTAGCGCCGCTTCGCCGTCTTCGGCGTGATCGCGCGCGTGTCGTCGTCGCCGGCGTCCACTTCGGCCTGCGTGGCGAGCTCGACCACGCCCTTGCGCTCGGTCGTCGCCGGCGGATTCAGGAACGTCGCCGGCCCGAACTCGAGCTTGGCTGCGTCGATCGTCGCGAAAACGACATCGGTCGCGAGCAGCATCATCGCCGCGGGGGATTTTTCGAGAATCGGCGCGTCCTGCACGTACACGGCGAACAGCACGCCGTTGTCGAGATACAGGCCGAACGCGTACAGCGAATACTGATCGCTCGTGTCGTCCTGGATCACGACATGCACCGTGTCCGGCGCGACGTTTTCGCCACCGAACGTCGTCACGCGCTTGCGCTCGTTCGGCATCGTCTTCATGCCGCGATCGAACGCGAACGGCGCGGTGCCGAGCCCGATTTCGACGACGCGGCGCGCGGCCGTGCCGGTGTTGCCGCCGGCGACCAGGGCCGCGCGGCCGGCGTCGGTAATGTGGATGACCATTCCTGCCATGTCAGATATCCGTGAGGGACAGGCGGCGATACACCGCCACGCGTGCGCCCGCGCCGATGCGCTGCGTGCCCGTCGCGCTGAAACCCTGCGTGAACGTGTAGTGCGCGGTGCCGCGCTTGGCCCGGTCGACTTCGGCGATGATGTCGGCGACGTATTCGGCGGTCGCCGGGATGCCGTCGCGCGCGCCGACCGTCATCAAAATTTCGAACGTGCCCGGCCGGCCCTTCGGCGTCTTCTCGAACCACTCGCGCATCGCGACATTCGCGCCGAACGACGCGCACACTTCGCGCACGGCTGCGGCCGTGCCTTTTTTGCGCGCGATCCGGATTGCCGCTTTCACGCGCGCGCGCTTCACCTGTTCGGGCCAGTAGTCCTTCCACGTCTCGACGCCGAGGTGCCACGCGAGCCACGGCAGAAACCGCAGCGGGATCGCGTCCGGGTCCATCAGCGTGCCGATGTCGACCGGGATGTCGCTGATGCGCGCGTTCGTGTCCGCGAGCCGGCGCTCGAGCGCGGTCGCGTTCGGCGGCAGCAGCGAGGTTGCCCACCTAGCCATCCGCCACCCCGCCGTCGATCAGCTCGATTCCGGTGCAGTACGGCGCCTGCTCGTGCGTCACGGGCACGCCGCCGGCGGGCGAGTCGAGCAGCACCTTTTGCACGCCGGCGACGCGCATCGCCGCGTGCAGGCCGTCGACCGTGATTTCCATGCCGATGCGCCGCATGTCCGCCGCGAACTTCGCGGTGCGCTTGCGGGCTTCCGCGAGCGCCACGCCGCGATCCGGGCCGGAGAAGAAGCGCAGCGTCGCGCGGATCGCGTAGCGCACGATCTTTGTGCTCTGCACGATCACTTCGTCGGTCTGCGGCCGCTTGCCTTCCAGGTTCTTCCTGACGATCTCGATCAGTTCGTCGCTTGCGGTTCCGTCGCCTTCGCGCGACAGGACCGTGACAACCATCACGCACGGCTCGGGGCTGAACGCGGCGGCAGACAGCACGCGGCCATCGGCTGAACGTGCATGAAACACGTATGCCTCTTCAGGGCCGGCGACGGAGAAGCCACGCGGCGCGAGTTGCACGCGCTCGCGCAGGCTGTCGTCGTCCTCATAGACCGCATCGATACCGTGCTCCGGATCGGCCGCCGTGACCACGAGCCGCTCGACATCGAACAGCGCCGCGATGTGGTCGAGCGTCGTGCCGCGCGCATAGGCGAGCAGCAGGCCGCGCGCCTTGTCGTTGATGAGCTGCCTCAGCAGGACTTCGCGATAGGCGTTCTCCTGAAGGACGCGCGTCACGGGCTCGGATTCGAGCGCGAGCGTCGCGGCGATTTCCGCCTGGTGCTCGGGCGGATACAGCGACACGAGGCGCGCCTTGCGCTCGGCGAACAGCGTCTCGAAGTCGAGCGGGTCGACGATGTCCGGCGCGGGGAGCTGCGAAAGATCGATGGGCGTGCTTCTCATGCTGTTCCTCTGTTCGTCATCGGCACGCGCAGCGAGACGAGCTCGTCGCGCTCGTCGGTCCAGCCTTCGATGTCGACGAACTGCCGGCCGGCGAAAGCATCGGCGGCGGCCGCCGAAATCTGTACGCGCGTGACGGTCAAGCGCGGCTCCCACCGCATGAGCGCGGTCGCGATCGCCGCATACAGGCGAATCCGGGTTGCGCCGTTGGCGGGCGCGTCGATGAGGTCGGGCAGTTCCGAGCCGAACGTGCGGCGCTGGATGCACGAGCCAAGCGGCGTCGAGACGATGCGGCCGATGGACTGCGCGAGGTGATCGAGCCCGGACATCGAGCGGCCCGTTTCTGCGTTCATGCCCCTCATAGCGGCGGACTCACTTCAGCCGATTCGCCGCGCGCCTGGTGCGTGTGGTGCGGCACGCTCTTGCCCATCGAGCGCACTTCGCCCGTGAAATCGGCCGCACCGTCGATGCGCATGACGTGGCCGCCGCCGGCGCTGCCCGAGCCCGTCATGCCGGACTTGAACACGAGCGGCCCTTTCACGAGCAACGCGCCCGTGCAGGTGGTCTGTTCAGCGTCGAACGTGACCGACGCGGCTTTCACGGTCGCCGATTCCGTCTCGACCGTGACCGACACGGGCGCGATGAGGCGCACCGTCGCGCCGGCGGGCAGTTCGGCCGTGAGCGCATGCGCGTCGTGGTCGTAGCTCACGCGCGCGCCGTCCGCGTAGACGCGGGTGTGGGTGTTCGGCAGGTTGTCCGGCGCGGGGAACGCGTCGGAGAACACGCCGCGCAGCGCGACGCCTTGCGCAAGGTCGCCCATCGCGCCGAGCACGACGACTTGCTCGCCCTTCGTCGGCGGCAACCATTCGCGCGTCGCGCCGGCCGAGGGCGTGAGCCAGGGAATCCAGTTCGTTTGCAGGCCGTCGTCGTCCGATTCGCCGATCGCCACGCGGCAAAGCGCCGCCTTGTGGTCGACATCGAGAATCGAGCCTTTGCGCACGGCGTTGCGTGCTTGTCGTTGAATTTCGTTCGCATCCATACCGGCAATGGTGCCGGTCGCCCGCGCGTGGCGCGAGCACTCGCCTTTGTCGTGCCGCCGGGTACAGCGCACTCGTGATCCGCGCAATGAAACGTGCGTCGACAATGGCCGCTCGACACACGCAACAGTGCGGGCGGCTCGTTCCGCGCGCGCATTTCCACTCTCGCAACACGATGACGATTCACGCTACCGACGCCGCGCCCGCGGCCGATCTTTTGCCGCTACTCGACCGACTTCACGCGACGGACGCGCTCACGCTCGCGCGCATGCTGCCCGACGCGTCAATCGACATGGTGTTCACCGATCCGCCGTATTCGTCGGGCGGGCTGCACACGTCGGCGCGCTCGCGGCCGCCGAGCGAGAAGTACATCAACAGCGACACGAAAGCCGCCTACGTGGACTTCGAGAGCGACAACATGGACCAACGCGCGTGGGCGTTCTGGTGTCACGCGTGGCTGACGGAATGCCGGCGCGCGCTGAAGCCGGGCGGGCTGCTCGTGAGCTTCATCGACTGGCGTCAGCTCCCGACGCTGACCGATGTCGTGCAGGCGGCCGGCTTGATCCTGCGCGGCGTCGCGGTATGGGACAAGACGCCCGGCCGCACGCGGCCGCGGCGCGGCGGCTTCGCGCAGCAGGCGGAATTCGTCGTATGGGCGAGCCGCGGCGCGATGCGCGACTGCGAGGTGTATCTGCCGGGCGTGTTCCCGTACCGCTTGCCGTTGCCGAAGCAACACGTGACCGAGAAGCCGCTCGACATAGCGCGCGAGGTCGTGCGGCTCGTGCCGGCCGGCGGCGTCGTGTGCGATCTGTTCGCCGGTTCCGGCACGTTTCTCGTCGCGGCGCGCGAGGCGGGGTTGCACTGGATCGGAAGCGAGACGAATCAGACGTATCGCTCACTTGCTTGCAACCGACTTATGCAGCCATGCAACTAACAAAAAAGGAATGCCTCGTCATTCATCAGACGAAAATCGATCGCCGTGACTTTAAATGGGCTTCCGCCTATACTGACTTCGCGCATTAAATCAATAAACGATGCGCGCGGATGCGCAATTAAATAAATATTTATTATCAACATGCGGGGGTTATAAAAATGAAAGCCGCTCTAATTGCAATGGCACTGCTTTTTCCGGTTGTCTCGCATGCGGTCTGCTTTGTCGATCCAGCTGGCGTCACGCGCGGGAACGTCTGCTATAACGGCGCGGCATTTTGGGTTTATCCATTGTTTGATGCCATGCCAATCGGGACCGCTTGCACGATTCCAGGACCGATGCCTGTTGCAGGACTTGTCGGTTGCTGAATTGGAATGGCGAAATGTCTTTGTATGAGGTGGTTTATTGGCTAAGGTGCTTAATTAAACGATCTCGTACAAGTTCTCGATCATTTGGGGAAATGCCAAGCACGACGCGAACCGGATACTGCGCGAGCGGCCCGCCCGGCTCGACGGGCGCCTTCTGGCCCTCCTGGTGGACACGTGCGATGCGCGACAGTCGTTCGTCGAAGCCGATCGCCAGCCCCGTGTTGTCGACATCGATGCGCAGATAGCGCGCGGTGCGCAGCTTCCGGAACATCGCCTCGCGCTTGACGCGGCCGGCCTTCTCGCGCAAGCGCTTGCCGCCCGCCTTCACCTTCCGCGGCTCGTACGCGCTGCCGTCCGGATTCCGCTGCGCGGCGACGCGCGACTGCTGCGCGCGGCGCAGATCGCGGCCGAGCTCGCGCAGCAGTTGACGGCGGGCCGCCGGCGACAGCTTCGCGAGCAACCCGCCCGCCCATCGTTCGAGCGCCTGAAGATCGTCCGTCATGAGAGCCACTCGTCGGCTGCGTCGTCGATGTGCTCGACCGTGCGGTTGCCGGCTTCGTCGATGCCGACCACGACGCTTTCCGACAGCTTCATCTTGAGCCCGAGGTCGACGGCGTTGTTCGACAGGATGTCGGCGACGAACGTCATGCCGTTGCGGCGCTCGTCCCGATTCGTCACGAGGTCCGGCTGATTCGCGCGCGCCCATTCGACCACGGCGATCATCACGTCGTCCGGGTTGCCGATGAAGTCGCGAATGATGATCTCGCACTCGTATTCATAGTCGAACGACGCCGTGCGCGTGCCCGTCGCCTCGATCCGGCCTTCGTTGACGAACACGAGCAACTGGTCCGGCGAGGCGTTGAGCTGCGGTAACGCGGCGACGAGCGCCGCGCGTAGGCTGCTCGGCTTATTCATGGCCGTCCGTCCGCCGCACGCGTGCCTGACACGTCGCGATCATGTCGACTTCGGACGCGCAGCGCGCCCACGCCGCGCGCGCGACGTGCAGCGCGTCGCTGAGTTCACCGTTGGTTCGCGGCGCCATCGCCGGCATCGTGCACGGCGTCACCGCCGCGCATTCGTTGAGCGAAATCGTCGGCGCCGTTGAGGGCGGGGCTTGCGTGCAGGCGCACAACGTCGTCAGGCAGAGCGCCAGCAGCCCAAGCGCGCACGGCGGCGTTTTCATCGATCAGTCTCCGCAGTTCGTTTCGATAGGTCGCGAGCGTCGCGTCGACGCCGGCGCGTGCGCGCGCGAGCTGCGCGCGCTGCGCGTCTTTCGCCTTGGCATCGGCCAACAGGCGCTCGATCACGGCGGCGCTCGCCTGCGCGTCGTGTTTCGCGCGGCGCGCGTCGTCGGTCGCCCGGTCGAGCTGCGCGCGCAGCGCGCGGCCGTGCTGACAGCTTGCGACGAGCGCGATCAACGCGAGCAGCGCCAGCCACGGCATGAGGCGCGAGAGGTTCATGCGGCCGCCTTGCCCGTGCCGGCGTACTTCGCATACGCGCGGTCGAGCTTCACGTCATACAGGTTGATCGCGAATTCCGGGCCGTTGTAGCCTTCCGCGAACGCTGCCCACTTCCGGGCACGAAGCGCCGCTAGCAGCTTCTTGTCGGCCGCGACGTACCGCACGAACGCGTCGAGGTGCTCGGCTTCGCCCAGCTCCATACGGGACACGAATTCGTCGACGCTCGCGTAACCCAGGCGTTTCCAGTGATACGCCATGATCTGGAACGCGCCCCAGCTCGCGGACTCGTAAGCGGATGCCGCGTCGATGCGCGCCGCGGTGTCGAGCCGCACGTATTCGGCGGCGCCGCCCTGGTAGCCGCCGCGCTTCGGGTTGACGACGCCCGGCCATCGTGCGGCGGCAGCGTCCGCCGCTTCCCTGCCGACATTCGCGACGAGCCGCTGATACATGACGTGCCGCTCGAACAGAATCTTCGGCCGGCCGTCGTCCAGAAAGCCGACGCCGCGGGACTCAACTTCATTGACAGCTCGCACGCACGCGAGCGATACGCCGAGCGTCGCGGCCGCGCGCGCGAGGTCGGCGTCCGTCAGGTGCTTAGGGTCGCGCTGCCCGCTGGCGAGCACCCGGTACGTCTTCGGGCCGGCGATGCCGTCGACGACGAGACCCGCGGCCGCCTGCAACGTCTGGACGGCTCGCTCGGTCTGTTCGTCGTAAAGGTGCGATACGTCGACCGGGTAGCCGGCGCGCACGAGGCGCTGCTGCAGCAGTCCGACTTCCGCGCCGTGATCGTTGAATCGAAGGATGTTCACGCTTCGTCACTCCGTAGCAGGCGCGCGACGTTGCCGCGCGCGAGGTACACCAACACGGCGAGCAGAACCGCGAGCGCCGCGTGAAAGAAGCCGGTCGGCTTCGGATGAAACAGCAGCTCGATCGCCGAGCCGCCCGAAATCGCGACGATCACCCAGGCCGCCCACGCGACGTGGAAGCGATGCCGCGCGCCGTTCTTGCGGTAGGTCAGCACGCGCACGATGACGGCCAGGTGCGCGGCGAGCGCGACGAGTGCGGACGAGACATGCACGTCAGTCTCCCTTGCGAAACAGCGCGAACAGGTCCATGCCCTTCACGCGCTCGATCAGCGTGAGCGTGACCGCGATCACGAGCGCGGCCGCGAAGAACGCGGCGACGCCCGTCGAGCGGATCGGCACGGCGTGGATGATTTCGGGCGCGGCGAGGTAGCCCATCACGAGCGAGATGAGCATGTACGCGGCGCGCTTCGCGAGGCCGAGGTCTTTCGACGTGACGACGACGAGCGCCGCGCCCGCGAACGCGCCGATTAGCGCGTCGCCGTCGACGCCCGGCGCGATGCCGGCGAGGCCGACCGCGGCGAACAGCGCCGCGGCCGAAGAAGTGTTCGGTTCAGCCATTCATTCGGCTCCGGTCAGTCAAACAGTTGCAATAGCGGCGTGGTCGTCTCGATCGCGCGGCGCTCGGGCATCTCCACGACGGTTCCCATCGGCAGCACGACGCCGAGCTCGGCGAGGCCGGGGTTCGCTTCGAGCACGGCTTCAACCGTGCCCGCCGTGCTGCCGTAGTGCCGCCAGCACAGCGCGTCGAGCGTCTCGCCTTGCAGCGCCGCGATCTTCATTGCCCGAGCGCCTGCCCGTCGCGATCGAACAGGCCGAGCACGCGCGGCTTGAGCCGGGCTCGCCGGCGCGCGATCACGGCGGCTCGTATGGCCGCCTCCGCGCCCGTGCGATCCGAGCAATAGGCAATCTCAAGCCAGAACAGGCCAGCGACGCGCTGCTGCACCTGGCACGCGCCGGCGCAGAACAGTTTTCCGCCGCGCACGCGGGACTGCGCGAACTGACGAATGCGGTACAGGGGGCGGGCCATCAGATCAGCTCCACCGTCGAGCGCGCGATGCCGAGGATGTCGCTGATCGCCCATCGCGCGGCGCGGCGCGAATCGTCGACCGTCGCGGCCAGATCGGCCGCGACCTGGCCGCCGCTCTTCGTCGTGTCGTAGCCGCGGTACTTCTCCGTCACGTCCGCGTGCGTCAGGTGGTACACCGCGCGCCGGTAGCGGGCCACGTGTGCCGATTCGCCATCGATGCGCGGCGCCGGCACGTCGGCGAGCGTCGCCGCGCCCGCCGCGCGCTGCCGGGCGCGCCACGCGGCGAGCTCGTCGTTCACGGTCAGCAGCGCGTCGCGCGCGGCGTGCCGCAGCCGCTCGGCCGTCACGGTGCCGTCCAGGCGCATCGCGTCGCGCAGCGCGGACAGATCGATGTCCGGGAAGAAGCCGTCGTTCGTCAACGTGCCTTCGATCGGCGTCGCCGCGACGGCGGGCGCGGCGGTGGCAACAAAGCTGTTCATGGTCGGTTCGCAATGAGGTGGCGGTGGACCGGCGCACAAGGTCCGTAACCGTCAGGCGTAGGGCCTGGGCGCCGGTGCCGCCATGCCGAGGTGGGCTCCTTACGTGCCGTCGGCGCCGTCGCCCCGACGGCCCGCGGCTTCGACCTGCTTCGTCAGCCGGTCGATGTCCTTTTTCACGCCGACGCGATCGTTCAGCGCGACCGCGCGGCGCAGATAGTCGAGCGCGCGCGCCGGCGCGGCGGCCTGCGTCGCGTAGCCAAGCGCCTTGTACAGCTTCGCGCGTACCTGGTCGTGCATGTCGGCCTCGCGCGTCAGATCGTCGACGAGCTCGAGGCTCGCCGCGTCGAACGTCTCGCCGTCGAGGAACGACGACAGCGCGGCGTCGGCGAACTGCTCGGCGACGAGCGACGCGAGCGAGCGCTCGAACTGGTCGGGCAGCGTGAGCCCGTTCGAGAGCGCGTAGGCTGCGATCGCGAGCGCGCCGTCGAAGTCGCCGGCGTCGATGCGCCAGACCATGACCGTCACGAGCACGTCGTCCTGCGCGCCGCGGCCGCCGCTCAACACGCCCGCCACGTAGTCGGCGTAGTCCGGCAGCAGCTTGCGTTTCAGCTCGATCTTCCGCTCGATCGACTGAATGCCCTTGAGCGCGCGGCGGTCGGCCGCGAGCTTCGCGAGCATCAGCTCATAGGCGGTCGCGCCCTTCATCGTCGCGCCGGGCGACGCGGCGGCCGCCGCGCGCGCGGCCGAGACGCGATTGAAGTGTGCGCGGGCGGGCGTGTTGATCGTCATGCCGCCGCCAGTTCGATGTTTTCGGCCACGCAGCCGCAACCGAAGTCTTCGACCACGTAGGCGTCGTTCGACGATTCGTAGTTCTCGATGCGGTCGCGTTCCGGCACTTCCTTCAGCGTGCGCCGGCGCGCGCCTTCCTGGTAGTAGATCGACAGATTCGACAGCTTCGTGACCATCAGCGCGCGCTTCGGGAAGAACGGCACGCGCACGGCCGGCAGATTGCCGATGCGCTTCTGGCTCACGATCAGATCGGCCGCGAGCCGCTCGGTCGGCGCCTGCGTCGCGTTGACGATCGGGAAATACTTGTCGTGCAGCAGCTCGCGGCCGCAGATCACGACGAGGCCCGTGTCTTCCTGGAACCACGGGTCGATCATCGACGAAACGGCATCCATCACGAGCGCGTCGAGGTTCTCGTAATCGCCCGCCTTGCCGACGAGCACCTTGCCGGCCTGCTTCGCGCCTTCGTGCAGCACGCGCTGCGCTGCGCGCTCGCGGTACTGTTGCAGCCAACCGATGTTCACGTCCTGCAACAGCGGGTTTGCCTGACGGTCAGTCGTCGCGGCCGCCTTCACGCCGTTCCAGCCGATCATGATGCGATCGAGCGCCCCCTGGTTGAGGATCACGTCGCGGATGCGCTGCTGGAAGTCGGCGAACTTCGCCCACATGTCGAGCTTGCGATACGGAATCGCCGTGTCGTAGTCGGTCTTCTCGCAGCGGTAGCGGTTGCTGTCGAGCGCCGTCGGGTCGATCGGTTGGCGTGCTGCCTTCGTCGTGTCGGTGCGGCTCGCGATCGGGCCGGACACGGACAGGCCGAGCTTTTCGCCTTCGAGCTCGGTCACGGGCAGCACGTTGATGCGCTTGAGAAACTCGCTCGATTCCTGCATCTTCGTTTCGAGCCGCTGTTGCACGGTCGGCTCGACCGCGAACTTCTTCGACACGTCACCCGTGTCGTTCAGCTTGGCGATTTGCGCGGCGTACTTTTCATATGCCTGGCGCGTTTCCTTCCTCATCGGGAAATTCTCCTGTGTGGTGTGCGGGATGGGTCAGCAATCGGTCACGAGCTCGCCCGTCGAGCCGGTCGACGGCGGGCGCTGCGGCGCGCCGTTGTCGGTGTTCGACAGCTTCTCGGTCAGCGCTTCGATGGCGGCGAAGGCTTCATCGGCGCGCTTCTTCGCGTCGGCCGCGGCGCCCGTCGTGCTCGTGACAGCCGTGCTCAGCGTCGCGACTTCGCGGCCCGTGTGGTGCGCATGGATGGCGACCCGCTCGACCGCTTCGCGCACGTCGGCGAAGCGCTCGTCGTCGTTTTCGCGGTTGCGGGCGAACAGGCCCTTTACCCATTCCTTGAGGCCGGCCGTTTCGGCCGCGCCTTCGAATTCGATCGCCGTCTCGCACGCGGGCGTATAGAGGTTGTTCGAGTGCTTCGCGGCGAATTGCAGCGCTTCGGTGCCGAGGCTCGCCGGGTCGTCGGTCGCCGCGAGCCCGACGAGATACGCCTCGCCGATGTCGGCGAAGTCGGGGTTGATCTCGATCGACGTGAAGAGCTTCTGGCGCTTCTTCGACAGCGCGACGAGCTCGTCGGTCGGATCGATCTGCGCATACAGCGCCATCTTCCCTTTCAGCGGGCCGTCTTCGATCTCGGCTGCCTTCAGCGCGATCACGTCGCCATACGCGCCGAACGGGTTGTTCGCCGACAGCGGCGCCCAGCCCTTGATGTGCTCGACGTTCACGCGTGCGCCGTACAGCTTCGGGTCGTAGTGCTTCGCCATCTGCGTGAGCCATTCACGCTTGATCTCGCGACCGTCGACGGTCGCGCCTTCCACTGCGACGCGGAAGAATTTCGTTTTGCTTGCCATAGAGAAGGTCGAACATGGTTGAGTGAGCGTGGTTCTCATGTTCGGCGTTCACGCGCCACGGCTCAATCCGCGGCGTTTGTGGGTCACGCGGGTACAGCGCGCTGCGCGTGCTCGCGCGCACGCGGCGGCCTACGCTTGGCCGCATGCTCGAAACCACGGACCCTCATCAGCTCGAAAACGACGTGCGCAAGGTCGCGCGCACGCTCTATTGGCAAGGCTGGCGCATCGCGTCGATCGCTCGCCATCTCGACATCAAGCCCGCGACCGTCGCGTCGTGGTGCCGCCGCGAAAAGTGGAAAGACGCAACGCCCGTCGAGCGCATCGAGGCATCGCTCGAAGTGCGCATGATGGTGTTGATCGCGAAGGAGAAGAAGGACGGCGCGGACTACAAGGAAATCGACCTGCTCGGCCGCCAAGTCGAGCGGCTCGCGCGCGTGCGCAAGTACGACGAGACGGGGAAGGAATCGGACCTGAATCCGAAGATTGCGTCGCGCAACGCCGGCCCGAAACGCCGTGCGCCCCGTAACGAAATCAGCGACGAACAGCACAAGCGCATCATCGAAGCGTTCCGCGATTCGCTGTTCGACTATCAGAAAGTCTGGTATCGGAACGGCGATCAGCGCACGCGCAACATCCTGAAATCGCGGCAGATCGGTGCGACGTGGTACTTCGCGCGCGAGGCGCTCGTCGACGCGCTCGACACCGACCGTAATCAAATCTTCCTGTCGGCGAGCAAGGCTCAGGCGCACGTCTTCAAGCAGTACATCACGCAGTTCGCGCGCGCGGCGGCCGACATCGAGCTCACGGGCGATCCGATCATCTTGCCGAGCGGCGCGACGCTGTACTTCCTGGGGACGAACGCGCGCACCGCGCAGTCGTACCACGGCAACTTCTACTTCGACGAATACTTTTGGGTTCCGAAGTTCCGCGAGCTGAACAAGGTCGCCTCCGGCATGGCGATGCACAAGCGCTGGCGCAAGACTTACTTCAGCACGCCGTCCAGCGTCACGCACGAGGCGTACGCGTTCTGGAGCGGCGCGCACGCGAACCGCGGCCGCGCCGCGGGCGAGCGCATCCAGATCGACACGAGCCACGAGGCGCTCGTGCGCGGCATGTTGTGCGGGGACGCGCAGTGGCGGCAGATCGTGACCGTGCTCGACGCGATGGCGGGCGGCTGCAACCTGTTCGACATCGACGAGCTGCGCCGCGAATACAGCGCCGAGGAATTCGCGAACCTGCTGATGTGCCACTTCATCGACGATTCGCTGTCGGTGTTCAAGCTGTCGGACCTGCAACGCTGCATGGTCGACTCGTGGGAGGAATGGGCGGACGACTTCTCGCCGCTGCTGCTGCGGCCGTTCGGCTATCGCGAGGTGTGGGTCGGCTACGATCCGGCGCTCACGGGCGACTCGGCGGGCCTCGTCGTCGTGGCGCCGCCGCGCGTCGACGGCGGCGCCTTCCGCGTGCTCGAACGTCACCAGTTCCGCGGCAACGACTTTGAGGAACAGGCCGCGGCGATCGAGGCGATCACGCAGCGCTACAACGTCGGCTACATCGCGATCGACACCACGGGCATGGGGCAAGGCGTCTACCAGCTCGTGCGCAAGTTCTTCCCGGCCGCCGTCGCGCTGAACTACTCGCCCGAGGTGAAAACCCGTCTCGTGCTCAAGGGCCAATCCGTCGTCCGGAACGGCCGCCTGCAATTCGACGCGGGCTGGACCGATCTGGCGGCGGCGTTCATGGCGATCAAACAGACGATGACGGCGAGCGGCCGTCAGGCGACCTACACCGCCGGCCGCACTGACGAGACGGGCCACGCCGACCTGGCGTGGGCGTGCCTGCACGCGATCGACCGCGAGCCGCTCGCCGGCGGCGGCATTCATTCATCTTCATTCACGGAGTTTTACGCATGAGCAAGCGCCGATCGCGCGCGCCGCGCACGTTCGCGGCCGCGCCCAATCCGAGCGCCGGCAGCGCCGCGCCGGCGCGTGCCGAGGTCTTCACGTTCGACGATCCGACGCCCGTCATGAACCGGGCCGAGATTCTCGATTACGTCGAGTGCTGGTCGAACGGCGAATGGTTCGAGCCGCCGGTCAGCTTCGCCGGCTTGGCGAAATCGTTTCGCGCGAGCACGCACCATAGCTCGGCGCTGTTCTTCAAGGCGAACGTGCTGGCGTCGACGTTCCGCCCGCACCGCTGGCTGTCGCGGCACGCGTTCGAGCGGTGGGCGCTCGATTTCCTGACGTTCGGCAACGGCTATCTGGAACGCCGCCGCAACATGGTCGGCGGCACGCTGCGGCTCGAGCCCGCGCTCGCGAAGTACGTTCGGCGCAAGGCCGATTTCAGCGGCTTCGTGTACGTGAACGGCTGGCAGGAGCGGCACGAGTTCGCGCCCGATAGCGTGTTCCAGCTCGTGCGGCCGGACATCAATCAGGAGGTCTATGGCCTGCCCGAGTATCTGAGCTCGCTGCACTCGGCCTGGCTGAACGAATCGTCGACGCTGTTCCGGCGCAAGTATTACGAGAACGGCAGCCACGCCGGCTTCATCCTGTACATGACCGACGCCGCGCAGAAACAGGACGACGTGGACAACATGCGCGACGCGCTGAAGAACGCGAAGGGGCCGGGCAACTTCCGCAACGTGTTCATGTACGCGCCGGGCGGGAAGAAGGACGGCATCCAGCTCATTCCCGTGTCCGAGGTCGCCGCGAAGGACGAGTTCTTCAACATCAAGAACGTGACGCGCGATGACCTGCTCGCCGCACACCGCGTGCCGCCGCAGTTGCTCGGCATCGTGCCGAGCAATTCGGGCGGGTTCGGCACGCCGGATACCGCTGCACGCGTGTTCGGGCGCAACGAAATCAGGCCGCTACAGGCACGCTTCGCCGAGCTGAACGACTGGCTCGGCGACGAGGTCGTGAGGTTCGACGATTACGAGATTCCGCCGGCGCCGGTCGCGGCGTAGCGCATTGAGCGGGACGCGTCCGCGCCCGCGAACGCTGCCTCACACGGATAAAAGTACGTACAAATATTCGTTGCGCCGGGATATTTTTGTACTTACAATAAAGCTCATGGAACTTGAATACGATCCGAACAAACGCGACAAGACACTGACCGAGCGGGGGCTGGATTTCGCGCGTGCAGTGGAGGTGTTCGCCGGGCACCACTTCACGTTGGAGGATACGCGGGAGGATTACGTTGAATCGCGCTACATCACGGTCGGCACGCTGGACGGCCGCATGATCGTGATGGTTTGGACGCCACGCGGCGAGGCTCGCCGCATTATCAGCATGAGGAAAGCAAATGACCGTGAGCAAGCGCGCTACGCACACCGATTGGGTTGATCCGGACGACGCGCCGGAGCTGACCGACGAATTTTTTGAGCGGGCGGACGAGTACGTCGGCGACCGCTTGGTCCGCCGCGGGCCGGGGCGGCCGCTCGGCAGTCACAAAACCGCGACGACGATTCGGCTCGACGATGACGTGCTCGACGCCTTCAAAGCGACCGGCCGAGGCTGGCAAACGCGGGTGAATGCCGTGTTGAAGGAGTGGCTCAAGACGCACAAACCAGCGTAACGAATCGCATCGGCCAAAGGCAGGGCCGCGCACCGGGCAACCGGGCGCGGCCCTTTTTTGCGTCTGGGGAACGCGAACCGCAGAGCGACTCGGTGGGACGGCGCGCGGCGTGTCCCGTCGCTGTCCCATCTGTGTCCCGACTAGCGTCCCGTTGTCCCATCTAGCGTCCCATCGTCCCGATTGCTGTTGCCGCGAGGCTGCGAAAGCGGTATGGGGCGATTCCGACGGCGCGATTAGAGGGCCTACAGCGGCTTGGCGCTGGCAGGGTGGCCGCGTTCCGGCCGCGCGCCGCGAGCGGCTCCACGAGGCCGTGACGCGGCCGCACGGGGTATTTGAGGGTCCGGCCCGCCTGCGCACCGACGGTCACTGCGGTGGCTTTTTGCGCAGTCTCCTCCTCGCCTGCGGGCCTCGCTTGACAGGGCGGTTTTAATGCACACAGGTACTAGGCCCGGCGGCCCGTGTGGTGTGGATTTCTGGGCATTTTCCGATGTGCGGGAATCATGCGTTGTGATGCGCGACAGTGCAAATTGATGCGTTGACGCGCGCAGTTGTGACCCCGCCCCGCTTGGGGCTGTACAGTGAAACTTCAGTTTCGGGTGCCCTTGAGCGGGATTGATCAGGCACCTTGATTTTACTTTGCCGGACGCGTGCGGCAGTTGCCTCCAATGTCTACCGATCAGGTGGTGCTGGTGGCAGAATGTTCACGCGAAAGAGACCTGACGCGGGGACCAAATGGCTAATCCAAGCTGGACGGACTACGTTGGTGCGGTGGCCGGCATTGTCGGCATGGTGACCGGCATATCCGGCGCGATCATGGGCTATATCGGCTACCGGCGCGGCAACGAAATTAAGGCTCTGGACATGCGCTTGGCACTTCGGAAGGATTTGGGAGATGCGCGCGAGTCGATCACGACGCTTCGGGAATTGATGGCCTCTGCCGCTGGCTCTCGAAGGGCAACCTTGGCCGCCCGAGGACTTGGCGGACCAGGTGCAATGGTCGTCTGGGAGCAGCAGCTCGAGTCCGACCGCGCGACAGTCGAACAGATCGCAGCGTCCATCGTGAGCGAAGGAACTGATTTTGCCGCCCTATCTGTCGAACAGTTGGAGTCGGAGATTTTGGCCGCGCACAAGATTAAGACGAACCTGTTCACACTGATCGAGAAGTATCGCGGCGAGCTTGCGGTGGATGATGACGCTAGACGTCAAATCGGTGAGCAACACACTGCAGCGCAATCGCCGCGCTGAGGCGCACTCTCGTGGGACCGAATATGAAAACCGCCTTCTCGGTGATCGCGCTTTTGGTCGCGACATCGATTTGCCGCGCAGAGGAGCCAGCCAGCGTCACTTCTCGAAAGATGTCCGCCGCGCCAAGCAAGTAGGAATGCGCCCCGCGGTGGTTGTCAGGCCTACGGGCGCTGGTGGCAATGATGCTTATATTTGCCGTCAACCGAGAAAAAAGGCCCGCTAGGGCGGGCCTTCAAAATTCGCTACTTCCTTTTTCCTATGCCCAGATTCTTGAGCCGGTATTCCATTGCGAGGTTTGAGACATTGAAGCGCGTTGCCATCGTGATCGCAAACCGATCGAATGGCATGGTGTCGACGCCATTTTCCGACTTGTATGTGTCGATCACCGAGGTGCCGACCGAAGAGATCAACTTTGTCGGCATAAGCAGTTCCGCCGCAAAATTGTTTGCCTCTGACTCGTGCCGTGTCCAGTAGGACTCGCTTCGGCTCATCGTGCTCTTGTTGTCCACGAAAGTGAGCTCGTCACCGGAGCGGTGCATACAAAAATGGCCGATCTCATGAGCAAGGGTGAAGCGTCGGCGCGGTAAATACGAGTTCTCAAACGGGTTAAGCCATACCGCAGCTCCGCCGTCTTCCTTGAGCGTAATCATTCCCACAGTGTCGGTGTCTACGAGATTTTCATGCGGGCCCTTGAATACGGCCTTCTCGCTGACCTCGATTCCAAGGAGCTCGGCAATTCTGTCGACGTTCACCGGTGGAGCATCGGCGAAGATGTCATAGTCCCGGTTTGTGCTCAAAAACTCCGCGAGAGACGAAACAGTCAACAACCGCGGAGCAGCAGCAAGATTGTTAGCCATTTAACCCTCCTTGTTGTCCGTTGTTCCCTGGTGACACGCCGGCGCGAAGCTTCGTCAATGTCGAAACTTCATTCTGGGCATCGCTTGCCCGCCTCCCGGCGTCGTCCAGCCGCGTCTCCAGCATTTCCTCCAACTTCGAGTTCAGATGAAAGCTGACGTATTGCACTACGTCGGGGTTCTTCATCAATTCTTCAACCAGTTTGATGACCTTATCGTCACCCGCCTTGATCTGTTGAATCAACGAACCGAACGCGTGCTCAACGTGTGCCTCTTTCTCCATCGAAAAGTGCTGCGTGAAGATCAGCCCAGCCACGGCGAGCATCACTGCTACACCGGTTATCACAAAGGTTGTGAAGACAATGTAGGTGTTCGCGATGGAGACAGGATCACCTTGCACGGGACCTGCACCCTTGTAATGGTAGTTGAGGTATGTGAACGCCAGTAGCGCACCAACCCCACCACCGAGAAAGCCGAGAACGCAACCCCGCGTCTCGATCGCAAACCAGCGAAGAACCCTTGCCCTCAACCCCGATGTCGGCTGCTTCATAGCCACTTTTTGAGTCATTATTGTATCAAGGTACTGTATAAAAAAACAGTATTGCAAGACTGCCTTGCGCGAAGCATAGCATCCGCCTCGTCTTCCGCATAGTGCAAGACAAGCACGTCGTCAAGCGATCCACAGGAACGAGCCTCGTGAGGCGGAGACGTCTAGGCTGACTGCGGGGACCATTACGGAGGGAGAGGCGGGGCGTACGGCGGGACGCGTCGAAGCCAAACTACAGTGAAATTACAGTTTGGGTGGGCTTGGATAGCCTTGATTGACCTTGACTTCCCTTGGTTTTGCACGTTGCGAGTTGTGCAAAGCATTGATTTATAAGGGACTATGGTGCGCTGATAAAACTCCGAAGGCAGGGGTTGCTGGTTCGATCCCAGCCGGGCGCGCCAAGTCTTTGTTTTCTTGGGCTTTCTCAGCCGCATCAGCCGGCTTCGAGGTCAAGCTCACCACGGCGGTAGCGCCAAGCACCACAGTCGCCGCTACGCCCGCCGCTCGCAGATTCCCTAAAGCACGTTGCCATACTGAGCTGCGCTCGGTGTCCAGCTCCATTTCGATTTCCGCGAGCGTTTCGAACACAGGCCGGCCTGCCACTTCGGCAAGCAGCATGATGTCGGCCGCGTCGGGTTTGCGTCTCCCGGCCTTCCAATCGCTTATCCGGCTCGCCGGGCGGCCGATCCGCTCCGCGAGCTCGCCATATGAGCCCGCCGCATCCTTCGCGAGTTCGATGAGGCTAGAAATATTCATACGAACCTCTTGCAACTTCCCAGAATGGTAACTATGATTACCAAAACGGTAATTTACCGATTTGGGTATTGGGCGAAGTCTAGCAGGCTATGGAGAAAGGAAAAATCTGACCCCTATTTATGGGTCAGCGGGGGCGGCGGAACTGCTTGGGGTTGTAGATCGCTCGCTTGATCGGATCGAGTTCTTTTTGCCGCCGTAGCTGCACGCGCCGGCGATCCGATCGAAAGGCAACGAAGACCGTAACAAGTGCAATGGCGATCAGGAGTCTGGCCTCGATCGTTAGTGCTGCCCAAGTCAGCCGCATTTCAGCGGCCGCGACTTGCGGGAATTGAAGCGAGGCGACGTTCAACGGTACGTGTCCGCTCGGCTCGCGGATGGCGTCTGTGAGTCAACGGTGAAGCGTGAGCTCAGGCTGTTGTCCGCGGCTATCAACTTTGTGCGGACCGAGCACGACTACCCGGAACTGGCAAACCCAGTGCAGAGCCTCGGTCTTGATGGTGGCGAATCGCGAGTTCGCTGGATATCACGAAGCGAGGCGACGGCGTTGATTCTCGCGGCCGGGGCGGTCGCCCGACAGCCGCATCTTCGAAACTTCGTGCGACTCGCCTTGAGCACGGGGTGTAGGAAAAACGAGCTGCTCGCGCTCGAGTGGCACCGGGTCGATTTCGAGCGTTCACTTTTTCGACTCGAGTGCGAGCACACGAAGAACGGTAAGCGTCGATTGGTGCCGCTCAACAGTGGCGCGTTGTTGGCGCTGAGGGATCAGCGTGATTGGGTAGCGCGACATTGCGCCGGGTCTGAGTGGGTGTTTGCCTCCAGCTCGGGGAGGCGAGTCGGCAACCTGCAAAAAGGATTCGTCGCGGCATGTGCTCGCGCCGGAATCGAAAATTTCCGCATCCACGATCTGCGCCACACCTTCGCATCATGGCTCGTCATGGAGGGCGTTTCCCTGTACGTCGTCAAGGACCTGTTGGGACATTCCTCCATCACGGTCGCTGAGCGCTATGCGCATCTGTCCCCTGATCACGGTCGCGAGGCCGTGCAGAAACTCTTGCCGCTCTAA